TCTGCCACCTCCCTCATATTCCTGTCCTATATTCTTAAAACTTCCTCACGGAGTTACTGGTTTTACACCAAAGAATGGAAGTTGGGTGTTCAAAGAGGATTTCAATGATTGGGTCAAAGAACATGTTGCTTTTCATAGTTTTATGCATGCGATTGCATACAATGACGAACCTCCAGGACACAAACCAGTATCATCAACATATGCACATGCAAAAGGCGTATTACTTTGGAATGACCAAGAAATCTTGTGGCTCGTCCATTCAGTTCCAAAATGGCCCTGTATAAGCATCGACGAACCTCGTTCTTATTTCTGTTGTTGTGTCAAGTACAAGTATGTCGCACCTTTCGATGAAATTGACGAATCGGAGCGTCTGTATGGACAAAGTTTTATCATATATCGCGGTGAAAGCAACAAATTGGATTGCATCTTGCATCAACTTCTTGGTGTCATGAACGTGTATGTGTACTTTGATTCGTCGCATCTGACAGAAACTTGGAAACGTGATCATGTTTCGCATGATGCTACAAGTATACTTCAACTGAACAAGTTAACAATTCATCTCGCGAAAAACGGAAAAGAACAGAAAGATTTCTACGAAGATATTCTCCTTGGCCATGTTTCTTCAGGATGTATCGTCGAGTCTTGGATGCGTCCTTCCATGCCCGAAACGGACAAAGTGAAACATATCAAAACGATTTGCTTCGAAAACGGTAAATATTCAATGAAAGAAACCACAGATCACTCAAAATGGGCCGTCTCCGATTCGCCTCAATTTCCATGGATCCTGATTGGGGATTTAAATCGTATGACATCTCAACGTCAACGAGGAGGTGGAGGAATCTTAGTGTATGATGAAGAACTGTGGCATCTATTTTCTAGTATCATTGGCAATCGAACGTAGATCATGTCCAAGGACCGCTTCTCGCTTTTCTTTAAGGATGGTCGTTGAATTCTCCGATGCCAAGAAATTGGCCAATTTCAGCTTGCGTTGACTTTCTGTCTCTGACTTATCCAATTTGCTTGTATTCTGGACTTTGTCATCGTCACTGACTCTGTCCGATATTTGGCTCTGTGTTGATTGCATGGCTTCGCGTGTAGAATCGTGGATGGTACCTTGTTTGTCTATGGAATTGTTTTTACTTTCGTTTGCCTCAGTGGAAGACCAAAAAGAAATGGGAAACATGTTTTTACTTGTTCGTTCGCATTTTCTTTTTGATATTTATTCCTTACTTTTGCTTTTCTTCGCTTTTCTTGTCATAAAATCGGACAAGCAAAACTGTGAAAAACATAATTGCACCAACAATGACAAACCAGTCAAGAATTTGGAAGCCGCTAAGGAAGTCTTGAATAGTGTGTAGGTAACCGGTTTTACTCTGTTGTTGTTCCAAATAGAAATAGGCTCGTTCATTACTTGCTTGGATACTTGCGGGAATCAAATTTACTGGACGGTTTGAAAACATTTGCGGCCGGTCTGATAGTATTTTAATATATTTTACAAAGTATATATAACGAGTGTCTGTGTCTCTAAAATGGGAAATGCTTTATCTGTGGCTGCGAAGCCATTTGTCACATACATCAATATCTCTGTCATGATCGATGATCAAGCTTCATCTGACCAACCCTTGATATACACACTTTCGAACCACTCTACTGTGCAGGATTTGCTGAATCTCATAAACGAATACAGAATGATCTCTGTTGTCTATCTTACTATGCGAAATACGACTGGTTTTGAGAAGCGGCTCGATGAGTCTACACCTATTACAGCTATTGTTTCACCACTTCCTCTTTACGGGTACACAGAAAAGAGTAGCGACTCGTAAAAACATACGATTCCACGATTCATCTAAAGAAAATCTATGTACTAAATTATGTTTGCGGATCTCATTCAAAAGTCACCCTACATCATTTGGATGTATTGGGAGAATGTTAAAGGAAAACAACGACCTGTCTATCTCGATCTATGCCAGAAAACAATCGAGCGAAATTGTTCATCCAAGTTCAAAATAATTATCGTCAATGAAAAAACCATAACAAGGTATGTTGATTTATGTGTTTCTGTGGCTGAACTTGACAAACTATGTTCCATTCCTCAAAAAACAGATTATTTTCGTCTACTTCTATTGAAAACGTACGGTGGAATATGGCTCGACAGTGACATTATCGTGTTTCAAGATATGAGTCTATTTATCGATCGGATGTTGAAGGACGGATTTGATTATGTAGGATTCGGTTGTTACTACGAAGATTGTGAAAAAAGAATAGACGGAGGTCCTCGACCAGCTAATTGGTGCATGATATCTCCTGCAAATGGTCGTCTTGTCAATTCTGCATTGTTGCATGTGGAGACTATACTTACCAAAACACCTTTCATGCTAAAGTTGAATTATCACTGTCTCGGAAAAGATCTTTTGTGGCAACATATTGTCAAGCTAGCGGCCACAAAAACCTGGTCTTATTACCACGTATCATCGAGATGCTTAGAACGCGATTCTCAAGGTAGAAAGCTGACAAATGACCGGATGATATCTAACGAAGACATTGACACAGCTTGCAAAAGTAAACTCATTTTTATTCCCGTCTACAATACAGCCCCAGGATTCCCAAATTCTTTCCTTGAAATGTCGGAGAAAGAGTTGATGGCGTCAAACATGCTAATTTCAAAGTATTTTCGTCTGGCATTGCACAGAGATTCCTAGACTATACCAGGTCTCTTCTTTTCCTTTTCAACCTCTTTTACAAGTTCGAGGAGCTTAGTTAACGAAACCGTGATATCAGTATCACCCTCCCTCTTGGTTTTGTCAGGGTGGAATTTTTTTATTAAATTTAGGCACGTATTCTTATCTAAAGCAGCAATATCTATGTCTTGAATTTCTTGAATATCTGTCCATTGTTTTTTAAGACTCTCTACATATGACACCAGTTCAGGCGATACTGACGTCTTTCTATCTTTCTGGTCTTCTTCATATGTTTCCGATTCACCACTGTTTTCAAAAAGTTCTGATTTCAATTTTTTGATTTTTTCAGTAATCGATTGACAAACTGCTTCTTCTAATTTGCAATCGCCGCTTTCATATCTATCGAAGAGAATAGTAAATATAGCTTTTATATCATTCAAAGTGCTTGATTGAAAAACTAAAGGGAGTACAGAATTCTTAAGAAATGCTTTCTCACTTGGGTAATTCAATAATCTGGGAATGCGTATTATAAGTAGTTTTGTTCCTCTTTTGACCTTTGCAACCTCTTGGATAGTTTCAGAGACAATTGCGACAATAGTTTCCCACTCGTTCTCAGAATTACGTGCCTCATATGCATCATATAGTTGAGTCAATCTCTTTATTTCGTCGTTTTTAGAACTTTCAAAAATGGTATTCAAAGCTTCCTTTTCGCCTGGATATTTTGTCAATATATATAAATACACCTGCCATGAAAGTGAAATAAAGTTCAATAATAAATGCATGCCTCCTTTTTTGTCAAACAAAATTCTTTCATAAAACTTTGAAGTGTCTTTGAGAAAGACGAATTTACCATTCTTAAAGTCATCAATAGATCTAGCCGTTTCGACCTTTTTTCCTTTTGTCAGAATCTCTTCTGCCATATTCTCCAAGAAATATTTAGTGGTTGATAATGGTATCTTCCCCGCCAGTATGGCCGCTGAAACATGATATATAAACACCTTATTATCCTTTTCAATGGCTTCTTTCATCATATAATGATGTTCAGCCTTGTTTATCGCCAACTCAACTCCTACGCCCATTGCCGCAAGAGATAACACTTTCAAACCTTTTAAAAGAAGCGGATGCTTTTTGCCGAATTTTTCAATGAAACTTAATGGTTTTTCTTCCTCGATCAAAACATCTTCTGTGCGGCTCGGAATGTTGGCTAAGGCCATCTCGTCGGTTTTCTTTGTCCCTTTTGGCTTTGTTACGAGAAGTTTGTGTTTTCTTTTTCGTCGGCATATTTATGTAAAATGTGTGAAATATTTCACAGACCGACACAGTACAAATACCATCAATATTTACCATTTTCAGCGACTAAATGTCCTGGTAAATATCGATCGAGGATAGTCCTGCATCTTCTTTCAATTGAGATCCAAGAAAAGACAATGTGGACAAATCCTCTGGCAAATCAATTTCAAAAGTGAGAAGCAGAGAGTCGCGGCATTCAACTCCCGTTCGTAAAAATCCAGCTCCCGGTACCTCCCTTGAAGTCGTCATTCGATTCAAAAAATTAGGCAAAATGTGGAGCTCAATCTGCCTTGCATCGGGTAAATGGAAAACCTTATAGCCTCCGACGATTGTGTCATAAATGCTTAAATGTACACAATATGTCAGATATTGTCTACCTTCGTTTGAAGAACAAACTTGAAAGTAATCTGGTCGCAATCGAGGAAAAACGGTAACACTTAAGGTTTCTCTCATTTGAAATTCTTCATTAAAATCACCCCTTTCTTCAAGTATGATTTCTCCTAGTGACACTGGAATGACCACTTTTTCGGAAATGAGGTTGCCATCATTCTGCAATACCTCAACAACGATTTCCTTCTCTCCACCAAGATACAAATCTTCAATGTCCATAAAAACGTCGATTTCAGTTTTCAACGAGCAGCAGCGGCGCCTGAAAAAGGTGTCGTGGAATTTATGCATATTTTCAATCCACGATTCTGGAATTTCTTCCAACACATCGTCACTGACAATATTTAAAAAGTTAAGGTCTGTCAAATGGGAATACTTGGAAACGAGTTCTAGAATTTTCTGACGTCGCTTATACCTACTTTCATCGGTTTCTACTAAATCGCACAAAGTTTCGTACGCCGATGAAATTTCCTGGAAGTTATGTCGATTTTCATCCCCTGCGTGGTCTGGATGATACTTGCGACAGAGTGTGTAGTAAGCTTTGCGGACCTCTTTCATGGTCGCAGGTCTTGTCAAACCTAAGACAGTGTACGGATCGCGACTCATTTTTTTATGTTGTTAAAGAAGCATATCTTCCTTATATGAACGTGGTAGAAGTGGACGCTCATTTTTGGTTTTTTTCTCGGTATCATTTTATTATTGATTTGTAAATTTAAAAAGAAAAAATGTCTTTCAATCGCCTTCATTACGACAATTGTGAAATCCAACAAAATTTGATGAGCTCAAATGGTCCTGGTCTTTACATGCTTGACACTCCTTACCCCGCAGGATGCAATCCATGTTACGAGGCCGATCCATACATTCGTCTCCAGCAACGTGGAATTCGCTCTGATACAAATCCTACCAACGGACAAAGTCTGGTTGACGTAGAGAGCAATTTGTTCAATATTGATCGTCAATGGACAAAATGCGAAGGTGCGCCATTCTTCCAGGAAGACGCATCGAAACTAGGTTCCGCACCCGCTACTTGTGATCGAGTCGTCGAAGATTGTCGACTAGAAAATCCCCCCTCGACGCTAAGAGGAACTGGATGGAATCGATGGGAGTATCTACCACAGAATCCCCAGGACAAGGTTGAGATACCATTTGCATGGAACATAAATTACAGAATGGTTGCAAAAGATAATCATCGACCTTTCGTTCAACAACCCTTGAATCAAACACCCTCGCTTCCGAATCCTCAACCAGATACCTGCGAGAGTGCCATTGCTTACCCTTGTTCCGCCCCGACACGCGGGCGTACGTGGATACCTGAGAAAAAAATGCAGTGCTAGAAAGTAAGTAACCAAATTTTTAAAGATTGAAATGTCAATAGACTCGATTTTAAATACTCGCATTCTCATCGCCATCCTTATTTATTGTGTTTTTGCCGGTGTTCTGATTTTCATTCGACCATACCCATTGTACGATGAAGAAAAACGCCAGTTCCGTCGATTTGGTGTCGGGCCAGATGAAACGCTTTTTAGTTTAAGTGCTATACTTTCTCTCGGTGCAATTCTCGCATTCATATGCGTGACTATCTTTTGGCCAGTTGAAATAGGAAAGACAACAGAACCTCTCACATCATCAGCTCCAACTCAACAAGTAGGTGGTGGAGGAGGAGTTTCAACCAGTCCAATGCCAATGTATCAGGGCCACAATCCATTCTGCTTCGGTCATGGTCGTTTTGATCATGAGCATTATGCATACTCTGGGAATGGAAGCGGTGTAACTTTTCCTCCTTCCCGTATTTGGAAATCTTACTAAAAATCTATTTCATTAAAATAATATGATTAGGTTTCTCTTTCTTGTCTTGCTTCTCCTTGGTGTGATTGCATTCCTCTCTCAATTCTCAAAAAACGAGGACTTTTTATCTTTGAAATGCCATGATGATCAAAGCGACGCAGAAGATGTAGAGTCAATAGGATTATTGCTTGACAATGTTGGAAAAGACGAAAATGATCAAATACGTCTTGTGAATCCGTACTTGGAGATGAATCCAAAGTACTTCCAATCAATTTTAGACAAGTTTGTGGCGTCTCGTTTTGCAACAATCCAATCTTACGAGGGCAATGTGTACCAGAAGCTGCAAAAAGCATGGTCAGAGTGGTTTATGACAGAAGGAATTCGTATAGATGAGGGAAACTCCTTTTCCATGATGATCAACGACAGGTCACCAAATGATCCGAGCATCCTATTCTCTTTCAGTGACCATGCATGTATTACTTCGAAAACGATCCGGACAATCATGTATCGCAAAGAACGTTCCTTTGGTTTTGTCGTTTTATTCGAGCTCTCTAATCAAAAAATTGTGAAAGCAACTTGGAAAAGTATCTTACGTCAAGAAGATCTTCTTTACATCGAAAGTGCGAATAAGTGGCGTGTCAGCAAGGATACAACAACATCAAGCACATACCTTGACTCTGTGAATCAAAAATTG